ACCTTCGAAGGCCGCTTCAAATCTGTGCGACTCTAGTATTTGCCGTTGTACTAGGTTGGCCAAATAAAGGCTCCACGCAGCCATCATAACACAGGCCAGACTGTGTGAGAAGATATCCAACATCCCCATTGCGGATTGCCCACGGGACGCGACTTCCATGCCGTGCGCCTTCATAACATGGTACACTGGGCCGGTCGGCGCGTCGTGGTCGTGCATGAGGTAGAACGTCAGGATTATAAAGGATAGTACAAAGTCCAAAAGTAACGCCCGTTTGAGCCAAATCTTGCTAAACCAAACTGTGGCCAAAAGCACCAGCGCAGACGACCCCGCCCACCCATAAAGGATGATGTCAGGGACCATGCCCACAAACATACCGCAATAAGTCAGACCCACCAACGACACGGCGATGTGTTGAGCCGAGCCGTTTGCGCTTCGAATGGCTTGATACGTGCCTTTTATACCAAGTGCGGACGTCATTTTATTTCACCGTCAGACCAGCAGGCTGGACCGCTGCCAATTCCTCTGGGGTTGTAGCTGCATCAATGTCAGCATGGGTAGGGGCATCACGCAGGGCTTGCTTATCAGCAGTGATCTGGGTTGTATCAGCACCTGTCTCCAAAGCCTTCATGAAAGCTGTGTCAAGGGCTTCAAGTGGCTCAGTACGGCACTGACGTATCTTGTCACGCCAGATGTCTCGTGCTGCTGCCATGTCTACAGAGATAATCCCTGTGTCTGCATTAGCTTCCCAAGCGCCCCGAAAGGTACGTTCTGCTGGGATAGTGTAGTCTGCGGCGTCATAGCTTGTTGCGCCGATCTTGATGAAAGTCTGTGTCATTGTGTTTCTCCGTGTTTCTATGTTGGAATGCAGGTTATCATGGCATACTGGACATCAATTCGATTTGTGCCACTGTATGTAGCCATAAATTGAACCTGTGTGCTTGTGTATACTGTGCCGCCATAAGTTGAACCTGCGCCAAGAGAACAAAAGCGGTAACCTGATCCTGCGGTTGCTGGTCCCTGTCCGGCGGCTGTGGTTGAGGTATAAGCTGCGTCTGAAAAGGCAGACGAAAAGGTAACAGTTGTCGTGCCTGTACCTGTGTCTGTAATCGAAGACACACCTACGTCACCTACGATATTCTGCGTCGAGAGCTGATTCACTTGGCACGTTACTGTCGGTGCAACAGCGGAACCTATAGGACTAGCAGTGTCGAAGTCGTCGTCACCTCTAAGAGTGGTAGCCATCTGAGCCTCCGATCTTAATGAAAGTTTGTGTCATCACAGTACCACCCCTAGTGTCACCGTATCTCTGTCAACTAGGGTACCATTTTTATTAGCCACCTCAATCTCCAGTGAAGTGGTTGAAACAGCAACAGGAGATATTAGAGAATAACCTCCGCTTCCCAAATTACCCGCCAGATAAAAGCCAGCATAATTACTAGAAGAAAGGGCGTTATCAAAGTTTAGCGTGTAGTCCCCCGTGCCATTGTCCGTAATACTACTCACATTCCCGTCATCACGAATAGCCACTGTACCAGTGCCATCGAAGTTTACCCATGCCTTAGCAGGATAAAGGCCAGCACCGCCTGTAGTTTGTAACGTATCAACCTTTAACGTACTCATGCTGCTATCCTCCAAGCATTACGAAACGACCTGTCAGAGGGGACGTTTTCTGTTTTGACAATCTTGAACATCGGTCTGTTATATTCCTGAGACCAGATGTGACGAGGGATGTCCTTCATGACGAGATACTCGATGGCTTCTTCTTCTGTGAGGGGGCCAATACGAGGTGCAGTCCACTGTGCTGCGTGTTTTTCTGGGTCATGCTTAAAGGTGTCGTGACGACCCTCTGCGATGGCTTGTTGCTCATCGTCCTGCAGTGCCCAGTAGACGGAGATAGGCGGCAGTAGCCCAGCCTTGGCTTCTTCTAGCCAGTTGTCACTAGGGACAAGCACCATTGCGGGTTGCTCTGGTTGCTCTGGGTCTTCGAAGATTACTCTGTACTGGCTCATTGTGTTACCAGAAGACAGCCAATGTCTGTATCGTCAGCAGTACCTGCTGCAGTGTTGTAAACTTTGCAGCTACCAGTTGCTACGTTGTTGATGTGGAAGTAAGCCTCTAGGTTCGCAGCCAAGCCGTCACCATCCTTTGACATCCCTGATATTGCGTAAGAGGCATCCGTCATAGCTGCCGTAAAGTTCATTTGATAGTAGCCTGTGCCAAGGTCTGTCATGCTTGAGGTGTTGCCACTCGCACGAACAGTCATTGTGGTCTGAGCGTCGAAGTTCACCCAAGCCTTAGCTGTGAAGAACGTAGCACCACCAGATGTGGCTTCTTCGAGTGTGTTTACTTTAATCGTACTCATGCTAAACCACCGTCCATGTTTCGCCAGCACCAACCGTCACGGTGACACCATTGTTAATCGTAATAGGCCCAGCCGACATTGCGTTCTTGCCGTTTGTGATTGTGTAGTTCGCGGTCACGTTCTGACCGTTCTCGTAGAAGATTTCGTCTGAGCCGCCACCTGCTGCACCCGCTGCAATGCCTGTCAGGGCAGAGCCATCACCAGCGTAAGACGTAGCAGTCACCACGTTAAACGTAGGGCTGTCATTGGTTTGCACTGCACTGTCGGCCAAAGCACCCTGTGCTGCTGTTGCTACGCCTGACGGTGTAACTTTAGATGATAGAGTTGCCATTAGTTTTACCCTTCTGGCTCAGTAGGCCATGTAATGCTCATTTAAGAAATCCTTACGTATAAGGTTGCAGGGTAGTTGTAATAGCCCGATGGCTTCTGGCCCATACACCTCCAAGTGCCAGAAGGCGCTGTCGCACCTGTGTTTGTGACACTGTATCCAGAGTTGTTTCCAATGCTGTTGTTAGAAACAGAGCCGTAACGTAGTGAACTCCCCGAAACAGATTGCCCCGGAGTAAGGGTAGAAGCGACCCGATACATAAGGAACGCATAAGTCCCAACATCACCAGTGGTTGTACTGCCACCAACACCAGTCAGAGCAGAGCCATCAATAGCTGGCAAAGCTCCTGTAAGGTTAGCTGCGTTTAGTGGGGAACCAGAATGTAAAGCAGTGCCAGAAACAGCCGTAACATCCTCAGAAACATCTGTGACATCAATGTGTTCTACCGCATTTGTCACTGCATTCTGTCGCAGCTTTGCGAACCAGTCCGCTGCTAATCTTGCCCGTGATCTACTCATGGTGCGTCGCCTGTCGGCTCAGTAGGCCATGTGATGTCGTTAGGGAAGCCAGCCTGCTGTGGTACGTCTAAGAGTGCCTGACGGTATGTAGCCCACGCAGCCTGTGTCTCAACATCCAGTGCAGCCCACCGTAGGGCATTACCAGCGATAGCATCCACTTCCAAAAGACGTGCATCACGCTCTGCACGGACTGATGCTGCAAGTGCTGCGTCTAGTTCAGCTTGAGTAGGTGGAACGTAAGCTACGAAGTCCGTGCCAATGAGGGCCATGACTTCATCGTTGTTGATGGTCATGTCAGTGTCAGAGGGGTCTAGACAATAAGGTATCCAGCCGTGTATCGGATGGTTGATCTCTACTTCCATGCGGAGGTTGTCAGACTGTAGTGATGCCGCATTGCGGACTTCTGTGATTGTAATAGTCATTATGATATCCTTACCCATACTGAAGCCATCGTATCTCTCCGACTAAGGGCTATGGTTGATTGGTAGTAACCTGTTTGCCCCATCAACCGCCATGTACCTGAAACAGAGCCATCACCAGTGTAGTCGCCAGAAATGTTTGTACCAGTCAAAGTGTTTGCGGGGTAAAGACTGCTTCCTGCAAGTGTAGACCCCGGCAACCTTTGAGCGTTTGTACTAGCCCAGAGAAGCGCATAAGTACCCACAGCGTCGTAGGCTGTACTACCAATACCAGTCAGAGCAGAGCCATCACCAATGAAGGAGGTCGCTGTCACGGTGCTGATAGTGCTGATTGCTCCAGTATCTTGTATCTGTGCAATCGTAGTATTGGAGGTGTTGCGGAACTGAAAATCATCCGCAGTGCGGAAAAGGGTATCGCCATTTTCGTAGTAATAGAGACGAGGTTTCCCATCACTGGAATAGTGATACGTAGCCGTGGGCAGGGTCAACCTGCCGCTGAGTGTAGCGGCAGCAGTCGTCATTGTGCCCGTTACATTAATATTACCAGAAAACGTACCACCAGCAGATGCAGGCACAGTGTCAGCAACGGAGAACGGGCTGTAGGCTACAGTGTCAACAGTGTCACCAACAGTCGCACCAACAGTCAGTACAACAGTCGTACCGTTTGTAGCTGTAAAGTCTGAACCAGCAATCAGCTTAATGCCGTTGAGGTACACATCAATAAACCCCGCAGAGTATGTGACACTGAAGGCTGTCTGTCCTGCTGTAGCTACAAAGTTAACACGGGTTGTACCTAAACCAGCCAATGCACCTACCTGCGTATAAATCTGCCATGTCGTACCATCGTAGGTAAACTGAACAGCCACCCCACCAATGTCCATCGTCATGTCAGCAGCATCACCCTCGATAGTGGAACCATTGCGGCCCACCGTGAGGTTTGTAGTTGCCCAATTAGCGCCATCAGTAATGACAACAGTGTCGCCTACTGCGGGTGATGCTGGCAGGGTTACAGTAAATGCACCGCCTGAAGTGTCAGCAATAACACCCTGATTATCTGACATCGTGACGTTAGCCGTGTGACGTGTGTAGGCAATACCCTCAGATGTTGCCCCAGCTTCAATACCGTCCAGCTTAGTACCATCAGTAGCAACATCACGACCATCGAAGGTGGAGTTGGTGGTAATCGCCCCCGTCATAGCCCCGCCCGCTTTAGGCAAGGCTGCATCCGCTGTAGTCCCTTGTGCTGCGGTGGCATAGTCAGAGCTGTCAAAGGCCTTGACCTGAGCAAGGTTTGTCACCTCACTGTCCATCAAAGCACCCGCAGCGGTGACGTTAGTTGTGTCAGTTACGTCGGCACTGGCCTCAATACCATCCAGCTTTGTCTTGTCGCCATTAACAAAAGGCCCCTCGGAAGGAGGCTGCTGAATGTCCGCTGCCGCTGCAGTAACAAACACTACGGCGTTACCCGACAGGTTTATGAGAGACCCTGTTGAGCTTTCCCCCAGTGTCCGTGATAGCGTCGTGCCGGACGCCGTGTAGGTGCCCGTACCGATCTCAAAGGCACTACCGTCCTCGATGGTGTAGCGGACGATATCCCCGTTGGACACACCAGCAGCAGCAAGAGACTGAAATCCGGGCGCAGGAGTGCCCAGCGTAATCGTCCCTGTGCCCGTAGTAGCTGTGGCAACTTTAGCCCTGTTAACAAACGTGACCATGAGAGGACCTTTGCTTAATTAAGCGATGCGGATGATAGCGCTCGAGGAGTCCGCTGTTGGAAAGATGACTTGAAAGTCCCCGTTTGTGGCGGTCTTGTCTTCACCGAAATCCAGCACCAAAACGGACGGGTCACCTGCGGCTGTGTCGTTATAGATCAACGCTCCTCGGGCCGTAATAGTGGCAGACGTGAAGGTGATATCTGCAAAGTCCGTTAATGCCGTAGTACCGCTGGTAGTGGGGGTGACGTTGGTCAGAGTCCCGCCGCCTGCAGCGTACGAGCCCGAGTTAGAGACCTCGTTGGTGGCTGTGTACGCAGTGGTCGCCGCATTAAACGACGCGCTGTTGGTGTACAACGCGAGCTTAAACGTATTGCCTGAACTAGCAGTGAAGTTGTGAACCCCCTGCAGGAGCTGTTGTTTAAAACTGGTACACATGAAGTTTCCCGAGAATGCCATGACTATTTTCCTTTCAAGGTTTTTAGGAGATCCGCTGCTGCGGAGGTTTGAGATGCACTGTACACAGTTTTTCGATCGTTTTCTACCGCTTGTTGCATGTACAGCTTAACCATCTGCTCCACGCGATCTTTAAACTCGTGAGCTTGTACGCGGATCGGCTCCGGAGCAGCGTCTGACACCGCAACAATCTTATTGGCGCATTGAGCCGCGAGCTCTTCAATGGAAAAGCTGCGCCCTGAAGTAGTGCGGACACCCACCTGAAAATCGGCGCGCATGCTGATAGGATCAGTTATCATTGCTTCTTCCTTACAACTTCTCCGGTGCGGTACTCGTCGGTAGTTTGCTTTGCCTCACCCAATAGCTTCAGGCCAGAAATAGCTTCTTGAAACCGAGATTGATACAGCTGCGTCATGGTCGGGTCACCTTTGAGAAAGATGTTCGCCTCGACCAAAGATCCGTAGAGCATTCCCAGCTCGGCGTTCTCGCTAAGCCATGTTGTTCCGCTATCCGCTCCGGCCGTCAGGCTAACGGGACGGTACAGATACTCAAGCTGAGCAGTGTATATTGCGTCAGGGGTCGGACCCAAAAGCAAGTAGTCGTTGTCAAACTGTGCGTAGTACCTAGGAGTCCCAGTTGTAGAGACATCTGGGGTGTAGGACTGCACAAAACTGAGCTCCTTGAACTCAACAAACACTTTGTCGCCATCGGCACCGGTGAGAGAAAGGGCCATAGGCGCAAGAAAGTCGCTAGGGACGGGGAGAAACCGAACACCGGCAGCCGTCGGGGCGGTTGCGTTTTTCTGAAAAAGAGAGAGCTGAACAAGCTTGAGCATCCGCTCTTCTGCCATCCGAATGAATAGAGGCAGGTTGTTGACCAACGTAGTCTCGCTGGACTCCGTAAAGTCTTGGACGGCTTGCTTTAACTGAGCATATGTAAAACTCATGTCGTGGATACCTCTACTGTTCCCACTTTGCCAATGGCGCGAGGGCGGTCAAGATTTGGGGCCATGATCGTAGGGACACCAACATATACCTGAAGAGACATAGGTTGATCAGGGCGCGGGTTGCGAATAGCCTGTGGGTCAGGTCCTGCTTTTGGAGGGAACAGTTGAGGGTGCTTCTCTTCGTATTCGTCAGACCCGACTAAGGCGCCTGTCCACTCTTTGCGCATATCACGCAAGCGGTAGCGAAAACCAGACCGGTCCGAAATCCCAAAGGCGTTTTTATCGGAGGCGAAAGCCATGCGTTAGACCCTCATCGATCGAGCACTAGGAACCAGTGTCAGGCTGACTCGAGTCTCGTCCTCGTTAGCAGCGCGCTGGAACTCCTCTTCGTAGACCATCTTGGTCATCTGCACACGATCTGGAGCCCGCTTCATCGCCAAGTAGAACGCTAGCCCAGCAACCATGCACGGATAGAACCTGAACGGGATGCCCGTAGTGTTCGTCAGTGTGTCGACGTCTTCTATCCTCCGGACGTAGTAGTACACCAACTGATCAGTGCTGTTTTCAGGTGTCTGCCAGACGTTTATGACAGGGGCGATCTGTCGGTCGTAAAAGAACTGAGACGGTCTGCCTTGATCGGTTTTGTTGGGAAAGTCGAGATAGTCGCTTCGGCTGATGCGCGACATCTCGTAGTCCGTACCATCGCGGCGCAGTGCCATGTCCAAGACATCCACGACGTCTTCGGTGAGCGTGTACTGAGCGGTACCTTGAGTTACAGTCCTTGTCCCGCTCGCCACCGTCCACATGTTGAGCCCTCGATTGGCCCACTCGGCAAACATCAGGTTCAAGGATCTACGCGCCGTTTGGGCATCGTAACCTGTACGCATCTCAAGACCGATGCGCTCATACGCCTCTTCGATCGCTTCCGCGACGTCTAGGTTGAAATCTCTTGAGCCCGATGTTGTCATTGTCTTAAACCATCTTTGTGTTGCGAACGCCGCGGCCGCTCATTACGCAACCACCGTTCTTATAGCCCATAACCTTACCGCCGTCTTTATAGCCTCTTTTGATCATACCACCATCTTTCTTCTCAATCACACCACGCCCAATCAGGACGTCTTTCTTTGTGACTTCACCGTCTCCACTTAGATCTTTCATAGCATATCCTTTCCAGTGCTTAAAACACTCTTACCAATCCGCCATTGGCTTTCCAATTGATCCGCTTGGAAGACTTCTTCTTCTTCGCGGCTGACGTACACTGGGCCATCGTAGGCCGACAGGCCGGATAGCTCTTGCGCTTCTCGCCTTTCTTGCGACCGCAAGGCTTTCCCGTCTTGCAGTCAACCCAGCCCTTGCCGTTGTTTTGGCCAAACCATTCTCGAAGTGAGTTCTTCTTGGCCATCAGAACGTCCTAGTACTCTTGCGGCGCTTCTCATCAACACAGCCGCAACCCGAGGCGATTACGCCTCCATTTTTGTAGCGGTCGCGAGCAGGCCTCTTGGGGTTATCAAACGCAGTAACCATGCCCCCGTCCGCCTTCTTAGAAGATTCGCCCCAGTTTGCCGCTCCGACCTTGCGGCACTTCGAGAGCGCCCCGCTTGCGTACGCGCTTGGCCACACTTTGTACCGAGCTTTTACCTTGCGGTAACATGCGTCCTTCTTGCTTTTTTCTGCCATTGGACTTCCCTTCCGGCGGCGAGGTGATCTGAAAAGGCATACTGGATCGATTCATCTCAGTCACCACATCTTGCACGACCAGTACCTGGCCGACAGTTTATCCAACTTCTTCGTGTCACAACCATGACGAGCCCTAAACGACTTTCGCCGTTTAGGGTTATTTTTTTTGATGGTCATGTTGGCATCGCCAAAACGAATGATCTTTTCTTTGCCTTTATCGCAAGCCTTTACAACAGACTTCTTTCCGCCAGAAATCTGGCGCTTGGGTACGTTGCATTTCATCTTAGCCTTGTCGATTTTAGGCATAGATAGTCCTTACGCTAAAAGAAACGTCAGTTCGGTTCCCGCGCCCGTAAGCGCAGAAATGTAAACACCAGAGGTAAACAGCATTCCGTTCTCAGGAATGTAAATCTCGTTCATCCCCACAGGGAACTTTTGAGTCAAGAGCGTTGCGCCCCCGCTACCGTTGGTAAGAGTGAACGAACCCGCGGTAGTAGCATATATGTTTACGGCCTGAAGTCGCGATCTGGACGGCCCTATGAGAGCCGCCGCCGCACCTTGCGCATGACTATACGCATTTATGTCTGAGCCAGCCATTCAACTACTCCTTATGGACGGATTGCGGTGTGGTATGCCTGTGCGTACAGGATCGTAATTACCGCAACACCAGCAGCAGTTGCAGCGCTGTTTGTCACTGTGAGTTTGAGGTCTGCAGTGCCTGTGTTGTCCCACTCACCTGTGCCACCACCTTGTGTGGTGACCGTTTTCAAACCAGCGCTTGTGCCAGTTGCCAAAGTGTTCAAGATTGTAGTTGCACCACCCACAGTGTCACCGACGCTGATGTTTGTAGTTGTGTTCGCCGCAGTAGACAAATCAACGATACAGTCAATGATCTTAGAGTTTGCGGGGATAACCATGTTTGTTGCACCCGCAGCAATAGCCCCTCCGTTAAGGTTCATTGTGTGGGTCTGCATCATTACAACGTAGCCGACGTTAGCAACGTCCGAGCCTACAGTTGTACCAGTCGTGTTCTTGATGTTACCTGCCCGGATCGGGCCTGAAAAAGTTGTATTAGCCATGTGAGTCTCCTGTCGTGGCAAATGTCAGCGGCACCATGCCGCTGTCAGGGATACCCAGACAATACAACGTATGCACACAAAAAGAAAGGGGCGACCCGAAGGCCGCCCCAATCCCAACTCTCACGGGAGGATAGAGAGTTACGCGCCTGGTGACGCGAACACAGCGCGGGGATCGGAGAACCCAAAGCTGTAACGCTCACGCGCCTTGAAGCGCATGTTGCCTGTGTCGAAATCGGCTTCCATGCCGGTCGACAAAGCTGAGCGCTCAAAGTGTACGAAGCCACGAGGTGCATCGGTCTTGATGAAGAACGCATCAGGGTCAGTGAAGAAGTCGTTGACAGCGTAGCCGTCAGGCAACATACCCATTGATTTGATTGCGTTCGTATCATTGTCCGCTGTGCCAACACGAAGGTTGGACACCATCAAACGCTCTGCAACGAATTGCAGCTGGCGAGGGATGAGCAGCTTCAGGCCACGAAGGGCGATCTTCATGCCACGCTCGTCTACAAAACCAGCAATGTTGATCAAGGCATCTTCGAGAGATGTCTCATTCAAGTCTGCTGCTACTACAGGCGTGTTGGCAAAAGTTCCACCGTTAGCAAGCGGATGGTTAGTTGCACAAAGAGCAACCCCGTCCCCGCCAGCTGAAGCACCGCCGGTGAAGGCGTTGTTCAAGATGGATGCCGCTTTAACCTGCTTGGAGTGCGCCATTGAACGTGCAAGAGCACGTGTATAGCGTGAGCCAAGACGATCGTACAGGTTATCTTCGATAGCCTCCTCGGTAAGTGAGAACGCCAGAGCGACAGTCTCGTGGTTATACCGAGCAGTATATGCCTCACCCGCTTCGTCGAAGTTGATGCCTGAACCCTCAGATTTAGTCGGTGCTGCGCCGAACCCGGTCAGCATGACTTCCTCTTCGAATGCTCGATCAGAAGACTCAGTGGTGAAGATTTCGGAGTGCTGGTTTTCGTAGCGACCGTACTCCATGCCAAAGAGGGCGTTAAGACCCGGCTCCAGCTCTTTCGCTAATTGTGCGCGAGAAATAGCCATGTTTCAGCCCTCCTTTAAACGCCAGTTGTCGAAACAGTGCCACCGGCAATCGCGCCATTGGCGGAATTGAAGTGGTTGTTCAGACGAACGATGACAGGGATACCAGCTACAGTGAAGTCTGAGTTGTCTGGGTCATTTTGAATGCCCATAATACGCAGGTTCAATGTGTTTGTGGTGGCGATGGTGTTCAGATCTAACGAGCCTGTTGACAAGCCTGTTGCAGCTGTACCGCCAGTAGCAAGCGCCATGTTTGCGTTAGCAAACAATGCAGCACGTACTTCTGCTTCGGTATTAGCAGCAGCAACGACGTTAGATGTTGCGACTACAAACTGCTGCATCGGGTCGTCGTAAACGAACGCCTTTACAGGGAAGTTTGTGTCGGCACCTGAGCCGGGCCAGCTGTTAGAAAAGATCGTTTCACCAGTGGTTGAGGAAACATATTCACAGCCAGCGAACACACCCAACAGACCTACTGTACCACCCGAAGCCGCACCAACGATGTCAATGACACCTGCGGCGAGAGGGATAACAGGAGAGCCCTGATAGATAGCGTTCGTGTTGCCTGCAGCAATACGATACTCAGTTGCACCAGTGCTGTTGGTGTTCTGACCCACTTTTCCAACGGGTCGAAGACCGAATGCGCCATTTGTATTGGCCATTTGACAGCTCCTTTAGCTTTCAGTTAATCGGAAGACCCACGTCCTCCGAAGGATACACGACTTTGCCGATTGTTTTGAATCGGCATCGAAGGATGTGACTCCTTCATTAAGTCCTGATCGACAGCCTGCATCTGTTCGCGGGTCCGGTTCCCGTAATACGCGGATCGTTCTTGCGCAGTTTCGACAGGTATACGACACAACATCAGACCACCTTGACCAATAACACCTGAATAACTTCCAGAGTCGATTACAGGCGCATGGAACGTCGGATACTCATCAGCTCGGACAGGTTCCCATCCTTCGCGAAGTTTGGAAGTGACGTTCATAACGTCTTCCTCTCCACGCATAGCTGTTCGAATCCAACGATGCACATAACCCTCAGGAGCGTCAGGTGCTTGGAGGTGGCTGGGCGGTGCCCATGGTTTTCTGCGTGATGTTTCTTCACGGGTCTCAGTTGCTCGTGGAGCTCGTTTATTGTCAGTCATCAGATCAGTCCTTTACGTACTTTGCATATTCCTCGAGAGGAACGTTCAGCCTTTTCGCAATAGCGATCTGCGACGGTGAGAGCTTCACGGTCCTGCGTCCTGATTTCGTGCTGCGGGAAGCTGAAGAACCAGCAGGTGCGACCTGACTCTTCCCCGGTTTTTTGTCCGCCTGAAGCTTGCTCGGAAACTCCGAACGCATACGGCGATCAATCTCACTATAGTACTCATCGCTTTGTGGGTCAAACCCTTCCTCTTCGACAAGTTTACGATGGACTCCAAATGCAGCGTAGGTCATGACCTCGTCTTGGCCAAACCACGTGTTTTTCTCGGCCCACCCCTGTGCCTTCTGGTCAACGGCAGCGGGCTGCTGCTCCTGAGCAGGGGCAGGTTGTTGACCAACGTACTGCTGCTGCTGGTTTTGCTGAGGCGCCTGCAGACGTTGATCCGCGCGCCGTTTAGCGATGTCATAGCGGTCCTTGTCCGAAGTTGCGCGAGCAATGGACTCCTGAGCCTCGATCATCTTATCGGTGTCACCAGAGTCATACGCATCTTTATAGTTCCTGCGGGCCTGTGTGACTTGGGCTTCGATACGAGCTCCGTACTCATTTAAATACCCGCTGTCGAGCTGCTTCAAGCGGCCCTCCAGCTGCTGCTTTTCCTGCAGTAGCTGCTGAGCAACGCGGACAGCCTCTTCGCGGTCTCGCTCCTCTTTGCGGTACTTCTCGGTCAGGCGTGAAATGCGCTTTTGCACACCCTTGCTATAGGTCTCCAGCTCGTCAGAGCCTTCTTCCGATGCAGCGGATACCTCAGAGGATTCACCTTTTTCGGAGCCCTCTTCGTTTTCCTGCTCAATGACAATCTCTTGATCCTCATCGTCGATAGCCTTTGTGGCTTCCTCAGACATTCGTCTTCTCCTCAAACAGTTTTGATATCAGTAGGCTCAAGAACAGTGGCGATCACCTCATCATCATTAATGATGCGAATCTCCCCACCTTCGATCCTGAACCGAGAGCCGGAGTACCGGCCAATGCAAACCCAGTCGCCCTTCTTGCACCAAGGTTCTGCGCTCGGTCCAAATTTACTGGCGTCCTTGTAGGCCTCAGGCCCAACCGACAGTACGTAAGCAACGACAGTTGCCACGCTTTCTCGGTCGCGGACCTCCTCAGGGATGTACAGACCACCTTTGGTTTGCACCTCAGCCTGATACGGCATGACCAAAACCCGCCAGCCTGTGGGCTGCGGGAGACGGTCGAGCAGTGATTTGTCTACGAGGGATGGGTCTAGTACGCGTTCCTTTGGATCCACGTAAGATGTGTCGAGAGAAGATACCGCGCTGTCCCCTTGAGGGGCCGCAGCCGGAGCTGCTTTTTCAGCGTTTATTTTCTGCGCAACATGGTCAGGAAGATAAAGTTTCTTCGTCATAGTCTGCGTTTTTCTCCAGCAGGGCCTTCATTTCAGCCGACGCGTAGGAGAGGCCCCGTAGCTCCCCTACCAGCTTTTTGTATTCCTCCCAGCTTGGAAGGCCGTCAGCGGCGAGTACTTCTTTTATGTACTCCTCCCTGCTACGCAACAACTTATACACACGAGATGCAAAGTCCACAACATCCATTACAAAAATTCCCCGTAGTCCTCGTCCAAGTCAGAGGTGATAGGACCCCCCTCTACCCACTTGTCGCACACATACTCTGCTGAGCATACAAACTTCAGCAGCTGGCAGTAACCAGCCTCTCCGGAATCAGTGCCGATACAATCCAAGATATCCTCAGTCTGATTGTAAGCGCCGCAATTTCCGCACACATCAGTCGAACCAAACCCACCGCTGTCCGAGGGGTCTCGGTACTGTGCCGTTTCAACAGCGGACTCTCGGTTCGCGTTGTTGGTGTCCGCATCACGCGTAGCAACGGGACAGCTATTGCCCTGTTCGTCTTCCTCGAACTTGTCGACAGGAGTCATTTCCCCAAAGGTGATAGTGATTGAAGGCATCAGGTCGTTCCTTTTCTCTGCGCCGCCATTGCGGCTTGATTCGCAATCCGCTCACGGTTTACATCATTCCGATCGTCAGCAATGTCCTCTTGCAGCTCCAAGCGAGCCGCTTCTGAGGCTGCTTTCTGCTGAAGCTTGGCTTGATCGATCTGCAGTTTGGCTTGATCAATCTGCCCGTCCTGCTGGATCTCCTGCTGCTTTAGTTGAAGTTCGCTGTTACGGATTTGCACCAACGGGTCGGCCATTGGGTCAGGCGCCGGAGGCATGATCTCGGGAAGCAGCTTTTCAAGGAGCTGTTTCTGCAGAAGTGCTGCGTAATCAGCGGAATGCTTTGGATCTTGTAGGGCCATCTGAGTTTGAGCGATCTGCTGCTGGGCTTGATCCGGAGCTATTGCGCCTGTCTGTACGGCCATCTGTACTTGCTGGATCAACTCCTGAGACTGCTCCATCATCTGCTGTCGTGCCAGAAGAGCAATGTGCTCCATTATGTGTGCCAGAAGGCCTGTTACGGCGTGAGGCATCGCCTGTACTAGAGGCAGCTTAAAGAACGCGACGTGCGATTGAATGTGCGCTTCGTGGTTCTGGTCAGGGAAGGCCTGTAGTGGAGTGCCCACAACAGAGCGACCATTCTCCATCGCGGGGTCCATAGGTGCGGGCTCGGGCGGAGGAGGTAGAATCTCGTCAATGTTTTGCACTTCCAGCGCCTGATACATCCGGCGGTAAGCCGAATGTAAGTTGTGCATCTGCGGGTTGGTCTGGGCAAGCTTGAGCTGCTCCTGAGCCAAAGCGACACGCTGCGCCATCGAGAATATGTTCGGGTCGCTAACAGGGATGATGTCCACTCGGCCATCGAAGTCCTGCTCTTTCAGCTGCTGGGCATCGCCTTCAAGCTGATAAGGGTAAGTGGTCGGCAGATTCTCAGAAACGATGCGGGCAAGAATCTTGAACTCCTGCTTCTGACCATGGTGCAAGCGCTTATGGATTGCAGACAGGACTTTCATCCCGCGCTCAAGCAGCGCAACCGTCGTGCCGACAGGTTGTTCTTGCCCCATGCTCTGAGCCTGCTGGTCAGCAACCGACACAAAGCGCCGACCGCCATCTACCAGCGCGCCAAGCAGCTGGGCCAGCGTAGCAGAAGGTTCTTTGTACGGAAGCGGAATAATCGCGTCACGAATGTTGCCGCCCGGAGCATCAATGTCTCGGAACTCACCAGGCTGCAACGGCTCATCACTGTTGCTGACACGCATGCCACGAGCCTTGAAACCCGCAGGAAGGTTGGACAGCGTACCCGCGTCGATCAACTGGCGCAGGATGCTTGTCGCCGCACGGCCAAGGCCGCCAATCATGTGTGTCAGGCCGAAGCCGTAGAAGCCCAGACCGGGGAGAAACTTATAAGGCACGAAGTACGGGATGGACTCACGAGAGGGGTCCGCCTCGACGTAGTTGCGGCGGATGGACAGAACCGTGTCGCTGTCGCGATCGATAGACACAATGTAGGGGAGCTTGATGCCGGTGGGCTCACCGTCGACGCCAATGTCCTCAAACCCCTCGAGGTCCAGCTCTACGTGCATCTCAAGAACAGTGCGGATATCATCGGTGTACGAAGAACGGGAAACACCCTGCAACTCGTTTACCTTGCTCTGCACATCGTCTTCTTCGTCATCGCCTGCACTCGACAGCTCTACGTCGCGGTAGAAACCAGCAACCTGCATCTTACGGACTTCGTTGTCAGACATCTTTAGAACATGCGTGATCCGCGGTGCGCTGCGTAGGTCAGTGGCTGTGTACGGAACAACTACGTCTTGCGCGGGAACAAAGCGCGCAACAGGGCGCTGCTTTGCTTGGTCAAAGTAAATCTTCTTGAATGTCATCCCTGCCAGCGGGAGATAGAACAACATCTGGTCCGTGTCTGGATCGTACTCTTCCATCCGGTCCAGAATCAGATAGTTCATGTAGTCCTTGACCCGCGTTGCTTGGGCCTCTGTCTCTGAGTTGCTAACACCTAGAACAGAAGTTTTCACCGGACCGCCGGAGGGAAGAAGCTCTTTATAGGCCTGCGCCTGAAACTGAGTGACGCTTTCCGCAACGAGGGGGTGAGTAACGTTGGACGCACCTTCGAATGGTGTGCTCCGCTCCTCGGTCTTAACGCCTAAAAGCTCAAGACCCTTTACATAGGTGTCTTCCCAGTCGGATCGGGATTCAAGGTCGTCCTCAAAGGCACCTACTAGATCAGAGGATATATCACCAAGCGTATCGTCCTCAAGAAAATCCGCAAGGTTTGCGTCGAAAGGAATCAACTCCTCCACAGACATTTCTTCCATGCCCATCAAAGCCTCGACCAAAGCGCCGTCAGGCATCTCAGTCACCTGTGCCCCGCCCTCAAAATTCTGGGGGAGGTTCAGGGGAACCTCAACGCTCATCGCATCAGGGGCGCCTGCTGGGTTAGAGGTGTTGTCCACCATGCTGCCAAACGACTGTGGAGGTAGGGCCATCAATAGTACTCCCGTTTGCGAGGCACCTGATCTCTAAAATCTAGGGTCTCTTCATCGTGTATCGGAACGAACCCGCCTTGGCGGAAACGTATTAAAGCTAGAGTCATGCTATCACAAAAGTCGTCATGATCGCCATTGGGAAAGGAAGAAACTTCCTCGATCACTTCTTCTGCGAAGCGTTTGTCCTGCGGGGCCCATACCAAACCCGCCTCAAACAGCGGGGATACCATGTGCATTCTTGTTGTCTTGTCTACACCACCGCCGCCTGCGCGTCTACCGGGGGAGAACCCAAGGGCCGGAATGCCACGAGATCGCATCTCGTCGATTAGCGGACGACCTGTGGCCTTGGCCTCAACAATTACCATGTCGGGCTCCCAGTACTGGTGCTCCTCAAACGCAACTTCCTTGAGCTCAGGGAAACTCCAGCGGCCGCGTTGGCCGTCCAATAGGATCAAGTGGTCCCTGCCGTCGTCGTCATGCTCAAACACGCCCCACGTTGTGATCGCAGAGTAGTCTGCCGTCTCTTTCTTTGAGAACGCAGTATCGTAAGCTTGTATAATATACTTGAGGCTGGGTATGTCTTCCTTGTCCCATACACGCCACCACTCCTTGCGGACGATAGCGCCACCCGCAGACGTCGGCTGCTGCTGCCACTGCGCGGACCACTTCTGAGCAGGGAGAGAAGCCTTGATCGAAAGTAAAGAATCCTTGTCCCAGAACTCAGGCCACAAAGGGTTGCTCGAAGGCAACAGCGCAGGGAACTCAACGACCTCCCATTGGTCCGCCATCGGGTCTGCAGACTGGTTTGCAATAAGACGCCCAGTAAGATCCTTCTTACCCCAACGAGTCATGACCAAAATAATTGCACCGCCAGGCTGAAGACGCTGCCGAGGACCAGAGGTGTACCACTCGTAAGCGTGGTCAAACGCGGTGTCGCTCATCGCGTCCTGCTCCGAGTGAGGGTCATCAATGATGAACAAGTCAGCGCCGCGACCCGTAACCGCCGCACCAACACCAGCAGCAAAGTACTCGCCGCCCTTGTCTGTGCCCCACTTACCCGCACCCTTGTTGTCCTCTTTGAGGTTGGTGCCAGGAAAAATCTCTTTGTACGCCGGATCGTCGATCAAATCCCGCACCTTGCGGCCAAACCTGACAGCGAGCTCCGTGTTGTGCGTAGCCTGAATAATCTTGAGCTTGGAGTTCCTGCCCAGAAACCATGCCGGCATCAGGAACGAAGCAAACTCAGACTTTGAGTGGCGAGGCGGCATGTTGATGATTAAACGCTTCAACTTGCCCTGAGCCACCTGCTCAAGCTTCTCAGCAATAATACGGTGGTGAGCACCCTCGATGAAGTTCTCATACACATGGTGCGCAAACTTCATGAAACTATCGGTGGCCTGCTCCCGAACCTCAAGCTTCGACTTGGCCTGCGTCAGCGCAAGAATCTCTTTCAGAACGTCGTCAGGTAACGCGTCAAGATTAGGCATTCAAATGCTTTCTGTAGTTCCCGCCAACGTGATCAAAACCAGACCGCTCCAAAAGCTTTCCTGTGCGATCAGCAAACAACCCTGAAGAAATACCAATGTACAACTCCGTTGCGCCGTTTTCTCGAGCCCAGTTACTAAACATCTTGATCATACGAGGCGCGGCCCACGAACCACGGTGCTCAGGCAACACGTAAAAGGCGTAGTCATTCGCAACAGAACCACGGCTGAACACGTAGTTCGAGATCCCGCCGCACAACATACCAGCAACCTGATCGTCGTCAGTGTAAGCAAGAACACCGTGTCCGCGGGGATTGTTGATGACCATGTTCAATACAGAGTTTGCCGTCTGCTCAACGTCAAAAGGAACAGTCTTAAAGTCTGTCTCGCCGTGCATCGTTATCGCAAGTCTAAGAATATCCTGCAAACGATCGACGGCAAAAAGTTCATATCTCATTATACTAAGCTGGCAATTCCCAGCCGCTTCAAAGCACGAGCCCCACCACCAGCTTGTCCCGGCGTGATTCTCGCTCCTAGGTCCACGGCCTTCGGCCCCCCTCCTCCTAATGCATCTAGGTCAAGGTATGCCAGAGCGTCAGACAAGGAGTCAAGGTAAGACTTGTTCGAAGCTTGTTCTTCGTCTGAGTCCTCTGCCAGCGCATTGATCGCGTCGTAGAAAGAGCCGGGCTCACCTTCATACGCGTCTCGAAGCCATTGTGGCGCGTTTGCGCCGCTGCCGTCTTCGCCCCACACAGCCGGCGTGCCGAAGCCGAGGTGCATTGATCCGGGCGCCATATAGTTCTCGCCAGCACCAAAGCCTTCTACACCGGCGGCGCGGGAACGGGCCACGATCTCTTGGTAAATTGGTATGTCTGCTGAGTTGCGCCAGTTAAGTTGTCGATCGCCTTGGAAGAACAGAACGTCTGCTGCGTTCCCGTGGTCGTGGCGG